TAAAATAAATCAATTAGCATTATATCAAGAAACCAATTCAAAAATATTAAAAGTTTTTAAAGAATATTTTGATAAACAGGATCCCGCGTTTAGATTCCCATCAACTTTTAATGAATCCGTAGTTGTTGTTGGTGACCCTAACATGATTCAAAAATATCTTTATTCTGGTGAAGTTATTCCATCAGATAAAAGTGATTTAACTGGAGTTACGATAGATATAATTCTAAAAGGGCAAAATGATTCTGAGTATGTAAAATCACCTATTCAAGTATTCCACCCTAAAGATAAAGTATTTTTTACAGCCGATTACCATAATAAAATTTATGAAGTAATGTATCCAGATGATGAAAATCCTCCTTATGGTCCAAACTCAGAACCCCCAGATATTTTTGCTTATACAGATACAAAAGATATTTCTAAGCAGGGTAAGAAGTTAAATAGATATCAAGTATTTAAATACAATACACAAAATGCAAATGTTTTAAAATTAAAAATTGATTTGAATCCTTCTTACTTAGTTGAATTAAAAACTGGATTTCAAAAAGAATTATTTAAAACAGCTACAACTAAGTTAGCAGGAATTTACAGTGATGAGTATACTTTAAATACTTTTTTATCTGAAGAAGCTATTATTGGTTATATTCAAAACAGATTGAAATCTTCTGAAATTATAAATAAAGAAATATTAATAAAAGAAGTATCTGAGATTTTAACTGCTAATGGTATTCCTGACGAACTAAAAGGAGATCCTATAACAATTGCTAAAAATTGTTTGGCTTTAGCAGAAGGTGGAATGATATCAAAAAACAGACAAACTATTATAGTTGATGCTTTTAGCCCAAAAAATCCAGCTATAATAATGTCAGATATGGCAAATCAATTATACAGAAAATCACTTATCTTGGTTTTAGAAACTTTACCATTTTTTCATATAAGTAACATAGGGCATATTCACTCTCCTGTACTACTATTTGCTCAGAGTGGTAAACTATTAAATAGCAATCCTTCATATGAAAACGATCCATTCTTTACTTTTATTAGCGGTATTTATAATGTAATTGGAGCAAAACATATAATGGATTCTGGAGAAATAAAATCAGAATTTACATTGGTTAGGAATCAAAAGGCCCTATTAAAAGAAAATAATAAGAACCAAAAGGAAGAATCCGCATGATTTCAATAGCTGAAGTAACACGAACAGAGCAGATTTCTGATGGTATTAGATTTTTTGCACATATTAATTCTTTAGGTAATGAAGAAAAAGAAATTATTTATGTATCACCTTTTTTGGGTGCAGGGCATGGGGGATTCGTAGCAATACCTAGCCCCGGACAAAAGATTGTAGTGGTAAGACCTAATGATGACGAGTTCTTTTACTACTTGGGATCTTTCTTAGAACCCCCTAAAAATTTAAGTTCAGAGAATGATGAATTAAAAAAAGAGTTAGAGGATCCTGTAGAGAATTTAGATTCCCAATTGTATAAAGCTAGGGGAATCCCTCAGCGAACATTTTGGAAAGATTCTAAAGGAAATAAAATAGTCTTATCTGATGAATATAATCCAGAGTATTTTAATTTAAAAATAGCACTAACCTCGTTTACGGGTAAACTACTTGGATTCATAGATAGCCCACTAATAGCATCTATCTTTATGAAAAATGATCATGGAGATGGGATAACTATTACTTCTGAATCAAATGTTGTTGACGCTGGAAGAGAAATAAAAAGCGTAGCCCACACCAACCAAGAACACTTTGTTCGTCATGGAGACTATTTGGTAGTCGTCAATGATGGTAGAGAGATCAAATTGTGTAACAGGTCTTCTGGTGCGTACAAGGAGCCAAACAGCAATAGATATGGTAATATCAATCTAGAATCGTATAATAAAGATATTAATTTATTTGCTAGGTCAGAGCAAATAGGAAAAATTCATATAGAATGCACTAATTCAAATGCTGACGAACAAATAGTCCAAATAAAAACTACCTCAAATAATTCAGTAGTTAGGATATCTTCATCAGGTAAAATTGAGATAACTACCAATGGAGATCTAGATATAAATGCAGATCAAAACATTAACTTGAATTGTGGAGGAAGTTTTAGTGTTAATGCTGGAGCAGGGATAGAACTAAAAGCATCTAGCAATGTAAATTTAGATGGCTCTCAGATTCATTTAAATTCTAATAGAGCCTCACCAATTTCACCTCAGATAGGAACTACTGAAAGTGATTACGAAGGAGTGTATGCGTACTAATGGCTTCATTTGATTTAGAAACATTTTTAAGAGTACAGAACCAAGGTGGAGGTGCATTTGAAGCACTCGGAGCTAGTTTTGGAATTCCAAACTGTTTACTTGATTTAGGTAAAGAAGCTTTATCTATTTTACCAACTAGCATATTGGCAGATGTTACTGGTCAAGTTAAGGATGCTAGAGATCTTGCAGATTCAGTTACCAAAGAGATAGTTAAAAAAATAATGCTTGATACAGGCATCATAGAATTTGATACTGAAACTGGTAGATTAAAGTTTAGATCAGATTCAACCAGAGATAAATTAGATAATGATACTTTACAAGTTCTAAAAAATTTATCAGGAGCTTTACAAGCTTTTGCGTATGCCTCTCAATTTGGAGCACAGTTGTACGCAAATTTCCAAAGTATATCTAATCAATTTGCACTGATCGAGGAATGTTTTGATAAGTTTGAGCAATTGCAAAAGTTCCAATCTGGTAATTCAGCTAATCAAAAGCAGTTGTTGTCGCCAGCACAAGTGGTTGAATTAGAAGAAAAAAAATATGCATTGGATAAAGTTAGATATCAAAATGCAATAGATTTCATGAATAAATGTGATTCTTTCATAGCTACAACTAATGAGATAGTATATGAAAGAAGTTTAGATCCCACATTAGAACCTAAGTTTTCAGACTCAACAGAATTTGATCAATTTTTAGATGGTACAACTTTTGAAAGAGTGCCTGTAGATGAATTAATACAAGGTGGGAGAAGACCCCAAATTGGAACAGGGGCGGGAACTGAAATAGAAGCAGAAGAAGATATATTTAGATTGGAGTTTGGACCACCAATAAGCACTAGGGGTTATTTCTTACTAACAAAAGATGGTTTGTATTATGATTCGCAAAAAGGTGGACTAGATCCGATTTTATTAAGTATAAACCCAGATGTGATCCCTGATGGGGATAGATGGAAATATAATTTTGATCCAAACATAGGAGGCAAAGGAACTGCAATAACTTTCCAACAATATCAAGATTATAAAGATACTTTATTCGATCCAGATAAGATTGATGAAAGTAGAACTTTATTAAATTACTATGAACAAGATCATTTCTTACAAAATTTAATACAGCAAAGAGATAAACAAGTTTATGATTTATCTTCTGCATTAACAGATGAAATTGCTTTAAACGGGGAAAGTTCAGTTTCAAAAAACATGAGACTAAGCTTGGCTTCTGAATTATCTTATCATAATTTTAAAATTAGAAAGCGTAAAAAACAAATTGAGATTGCTGTAAAAGCACCCAATGTTTTTGAGTCCAAAGTAGAATCCCCCAAAATATTCCAGCCCGGACAAATCCCTATTAATGATTTTTCCTACTTGAATGATTATGATTTTGCAATAGAATTTGATAAGCAAAGAAGGTTGATGTTTACTCAAGGGGATTTGGAAGGGATTATACTACCCATACAGGCTAGATTTACTTCAAGTCCTATAAAACGCACAGAGGCTCCAAATATCAATTTAACTGTGCCTGAAATAGGGATAGGATCTATCATTTATGAAAATATAGATCCTTCTTCTAGTACGATGCTATCTTTGACAGATATCGTTGTAACAGATAAATTGTTTGCAATTTATAATTTATTGCAGCCTAAAGTTGTTCAACCATCGTCAAATGAATTTTTTATGACGAATACTGTGACTAATAACAAATATAATAATTTGCAATTAGTTAGTAATTTTGCAAGCTCAGTTTATTTCTCGGGATTATCTATTCCTTACTTAGAAGGAATAACAAAAAATAAATCGAGCAGCCCAACATTGGCTTCTGGTTTAGGATCATATCTTAGATTACCAGATACGAGAGAATATAGAGAATATATGTATAATCCAGATGGATTTAGTTTTGAATGTTGGGTTCATGTTCCAAATCTATTAAATGCTGGCACCGGGTGGCTAAGTGCTACAGCATCTTCATTGACAAAAGTTCTATTGGCAAATGAGAATGTTGGACTAAAAGAGGGTTCAAGTCCCCCCTTAGACGAACTAGGTAATCCTAGAGATCTAGATTTCCTACCTATCAGTGATGGAGATTCCTATACCAAAGGAGTTGTAATTGGATTCACTAGGGATAGGAGAATCACCAAAGAAGGTTTAGGGTATAGTAACAATAATTCCAATAATAATCCTCAAAACTCTTTAAGCTTCTTCATAGCACCAACACAATCAAAAGATGCGAGTTCTTGTTCTTGGATCAATAAGGCTAACTGCAATGAAACTGAAAGTTTCTACAAGATGAAAGTTGATTGTTCAACAACAGTCAATGGCAAGAGTTTTGGGCAAGCATCGTCAACATTTGTATTAGTTAATATTTCATGTGATCCAAAAACAGACACAATTAAAATGTATTGTGATGGAGAATTAATGGCTACTTCTGCTGTTAGTGAGGTTTTTGGAGTTCAGAAATATGGAACTCCAGACCTCCCCTCTTTTAAAAAGAGAAATAGTTTTGAATACCAAACTTCTAGTGTTGACGGTCCCAGAAGTTTAAAAGCTGGACCAAAATTAAATACTTTCTATACTCCTTGGATTGTTGGAGGCGGGTATACTGATGGAATGTATTTAAATGGTAACTTCATGGGAGGTGACAGAGGGGGTATAACTAGTGGCTTGCGTGGGCACATAGGAAGTTTAAAATTTTACGCAAAACCACTAGATAGTAATGAAGCCTTAAAAAATTATAAGGCTCAAAGTGTATACTTTAAAAATATCTTAACCTAATATGGCGTATAATCAAACAGTTAGGGTTTTCGGTCCAACCACTCAACTAGTCCTAAGAGATACCATTAGGGCTAAAGAGAAGTTTTTTGGATTAAATTATCCAATAGGTAAATATACAGCAAACGGCGGGTACTTTAAAAAAACTTCTGGATATGAAACTTTAAAATCATCTATAACTCAACTTCTACTTACTGAGAGGGGAGAAAGGGTTATGTTGCCATCTTTTGGGTGTTCTTTAAAGAAATTTTTATTCCAACCACTAAACTCTTTATTATTCAATCAAATTAAAGAGGAGATAGTAGATTCCATAACTAGATACACTCGGGATGTAAAAATATTAAAAATAGGTGTTTTTGAATTAGATAAAATTAATTTAGATGGTAGTCATGGATTAAAAATAATTTTATCTTTAGCTTTAAGCCAAGAAGCTCAGACTCAATTTGAAATAGAAATTATTGTCCAATGACATTTAAGAATACAGCACAATCAGATTTTATGAAACTTGTTGTCTTTCCAGACGATAAGAAGGCTAGTTTAATTAATTATGCATCTAGTGATTTCTTATCTTTAAGGGATGCACTAGTTGATTATATAAAAGCAGTTTACCCATTAGAATATGATTATTTTGTTGAATCTGATTTAGGAATGATGTTGATTGAATTAGTTGCCTATATGGGGGCTGTGATGTCTTTGAAAGCAGACTTTTTAGCTAATGAAAATTATTTAGCAACTGCTAGAGATAGAAATTCAATTAAAAAGTTATTTCAATTGATTGGAGTAAGATTAAAAGGTCCCCTATCATCTGCTGCACAAGCTTCCATAACATTTAATGGAACTCCCGGAAATGCAGTCATACCAATAGAAAATAGAACAATAACAGTAAAATCCCCTGAAGACGGTGCTAGTTTAGCTTTTACTGTATATAAAACCAACAATGGGGTTGTTGACACTGCAAATTCCACTGGGCAAATAGCTCTATCCCAAGCTGAAAGTGTTGGGGCTGCTGGGCTAACTTGGACCAATATAGTACTTCAAGAAGGAAGTTTGATTTCTGATGAAGGTGAGTTTGCAGCAACTGAATCAATAAAAACAATACCTTTAACTGAAAGCCCAGTCATTGAAGGGTCAATAGATGTTTATGTTAACACTGGAGACTCAACGACTTCAGGAGCTTACACAGAAGTAGAAAACATTTTCTTTGCTTCTAGTACTACTCAAAAAATATTTCAAGTAGTTTATGATGATGATTATAAAGCAACTGTCGTATTTGGTAACGGAATAAGAGGTGTAATACCCCCTGATGATGCTTCTTATATTGTGACATACAGAGTTGGTGGTGGTAGTAGAGGAAACATAATTTCAAATTACATAAACTCAAACATAATAGGACAAGCTAATAGGACTGGGGTAGTTACAAATACGACACCTGCCACAGGGGGAGCAGATGCAGAAACCGTGTTCCATGCTAAAAAATACGGTCCTTTAACTTTTGCTAGACAAGATAGGGTCGTAACTTTAGAAGATTACACTGTTTTTGCAAATACTTTTATTAGTGATTATGGAACAGTAGGAAAAGCTTCTGCTGTCACTAGAAAAGCATATTGTTCAGGAAATATAATTGATATTTATGTTTTAGAAAAAGCAAACAATTTACAAGTGCAAAAAGCTAGTCCTACATTTAAACAACAGTTGATTACTGCATTGCAACCCAAGAAAATGGTAACTGATGAGATTGTAGTTGTAGATGGATTAGTTAGAACATTAGATTTAATTATTACTGTCAAAGTTGATAGAAAATTACAACCTAAAGAACAAATAGTTAAGAGTAAAGTTAGAAATGCCATACTTGATTTTATGGCAGTGGATAATAGAGAATTCGGTGAAACTTTAGTTGTTGCAGATTTAAGTAGAGTTATTTTTGAGCTAGAAGAAGTAAGAATAGCTTCTATAGATAATGTTATGGAAAATATTAAAGTTGAGTTTAATGAATTAATACAACTTAATAATCTATTGATAAAAGTTGAATACTTAGACTGATGAATACTTATAATCCTAGTCCAAATCAATATTCAAAAAGAAACTTCGTAGAGGTTTTAGAGATTCTTTCTCCTAAAATATATGAAGCTAAAGATATTGAATTAAGTGGAGTAGGCATTCAAGAAGATGACCAAATCATAAATACACAAATAAATGCAGCTAATAACATGGCATCTATTTTACCTGTTTCAGGTAGAAATGATATATCTTCAATTAGCCAATTTTTCATAAAACAAAATGAACTCACCTACATAACTCCTCAAACTTTTGAAGATGATATTTTATACCCATTAGGGTATAGTTTTGAAGATTTTGAAACTCAAGAACAATTTACAGAATTCTTATCAGCAACATTACAACCAAAAATTAAAACAAATGCAACCACTTTAGCAACAACCACTAGCGGTGTATTTGGAGCAACGGCTTCTGCTGTTCATGATTATTTAATTGATAATTTAGGGTGGATTTATTTCTTAAATAATTCTAGCGGAGTTTGGAATTACCAACCTTCTAGCTATGTCACATCTCAATTATCTGGATTGTACATTGCTAGAGATATTAAAGATTTAGATGGTGTAATAGGTTTTAATAGACATTTGTGGTATAACTATTCTAGCTACATCCCAACTTCTTATTTATCAAGTGTAGGAACTTACACTAGTGGAACGCAGCAATTAGATAAATTAGAAACAATGTTGGAAGTAATTTTTTCTCCTGCATATATGGATAGGCAGGATTTTAAAGTAAAAGATGCTTTTATAGATTATATTGATGGGTTAGGATTGTTAGATGAATTAAAACCAAAGGGTCCACATAGAAAATTTTTAAAAGCCATATCCTACTCGATGGCAGATATAAATAACAATGTTGAAAAACTAGCATCATTGTACGATATAGAAAATTGTGAGCCTGAGTACTTAGAGCAATTAGCTAAATTAATAGGGTGGAAACTGTTAGGACCTGATGCATCTAAGTGGAGACAACAACTAAGATCAGCAACAGAAGCTTACAAGAAAAAAGGTACTTCTGTTGGTATTCAATTTGTTTTGAATTCAATAATTAGTGATGTATTAATTGATGCTTCAGGAACTTTAACTGAATTATGGGAATCTTATGTACCATTCATGATATGGTATATGTTAGCTACAGATTCAATTCATTTTAAGAACCAGCAAGTTTGGACAAAACAAAAAGCAGAATCATTAGGTATTTTTGGTCATGATCCCAGTAGCTTTACTAACAACATCCAATCAGTAGTAGACCACATCCTGCTTGAAGCATATTATAAATTCCCAGACAATTTTATTTATCAAGGAAAACCTTGGCCTGTTTATAGATTTTTAGAATTAGATAATGATACAGGGGAACCAATAGACATTTACACTTTAATTACTGATCCTTTAGCAAAAGATTATTTACGAATAGATAAAAGTAGAAGAAGTTACAGATCATTAAAAGTAGAACAAAATGAACAAGGTTTAGCTTATGATAATTCATTCCAAATTGGGCCTGAAGGAGAAGGAATTTACATAGCTGGATCTCAAATACCACAAATAGAAAAACCAGTTTATTTGTCTTCGACTGGAGATTCTAAGTTTGTTTTTAATTACAGAAACTATAGAAATTTCCCTATCCCGCCATTTGAAGAAATTAAATATTATAAAGAATGTAAATTAGATGAAGCATTAATATCTTTCTTTACAGAGAAAGTAAGATGTTTAGGAGTAGGTGATAACTTAACAGATGCATTTGGAAATTACTTAAGAAATAACACATACAAACTAAGTAATGTTTACGGCGCTATAAATGATTTCTTAATGTTCTTCTCTGCAATGCAAAATCCAGTTAATTACTTTGAAGCTTTAGATATGCAGCAAGGTATGGATTTTGATATTCAAAGTTTATGGAATGCTAAATCTTCTCATGTTTTGATTAATTATAGTGCTACTAATTTTAGTTTTACTAAGAGAGATATTACTGGGGATAGCAAATATGCATTGACGCAAACTAAAGAAGTATTAAACAAATTTTTGCCTGCACATGCTATTCCTATTTTACTAGTTGATGCATCATCTCCTGTAGAAGATTACACTACCTCTGAAACTAGTTTTAATACCATAGAATTAAAAGAACAACAAACAATGTATTCTTTAGTCAGCGGTGTCTTTGCTGGTAGGGAAGCATCTGGAATAAACATTCGTGGTATATTCACAGGAACTGTAACACCTGAAGGATTAACTACATTTAAACGAGAAGAAGTAGATGCTCTCAATGATTTATTAGTTAGTTCTACAAATTATACGAATACAACTCCAAGAAAATCATTGCGAAGAAGAAATTATAAGTTTGTTCTTCCTCAAGAAAAATATTACGATAGAACAGGATTTAATCAACCTATTTCTTTTGATGGATCATCTGCATTTGCATTAGAAACTTCTAAAGGATTCATCGTATTAGGATTTGTTGCTTCATCAAACTCATTCTACCCAGTATACGATTATACAAACCCTTCAGGTGTTTGGGATCCTTGTGAAAATTTATCATCAGATAACACTTTCTTTGGAATAGATACCAGCAATACCTATCCTTGTAGAGGAGCATTTGAATTAGATTCAGATGCAAAGATGACTGAGATCGGAAGCAGGCATGATCGCTATGTGGATAGATGTCAAATACCCTATATTTATCGAGCAATGCATTCAATAAAAGAAAATGAAGCATTAGCAAGATCAGAGATTATTGTATCTTCAAACACCTCATACAATGAAGATTCACATTGGAAAAATCAAGCACTGAGCGTAGCAAACAATTATATTAATAGCGGGGTAATGGGGATAAATTCATATTCTGATTATGAAAACTTTAAATTTGGTAGAGGAATTCACTTACTATTTAAAGACTATAAAAAATATTTTAATCACGGTTTAGGTCCTTCAAGTATTGATGAAACTGGAGCTAATATCTTCTCACACACTTTTGGTCCATTATTATACAATGCCAATTTTTCTGTAGAAGGATCAGCAGTAACAACCCAAGAAGGTAATTATATTGCATCTTCTTTGGATGTAATTGTACCAATAGGATACGCGGAAGGCTCAGGGGTATTTACGACATGTGCTGTAAATAATGGTTATGCTTCAGGAACTTATATTGCTAGTACAATTAACTCAATGATTGTACCTCTAGAAGGAATATTTAGTTCAGGCCAATTTGGCAATGCTGAGTTCAGAAATCCACATATCTTAAGCGGTATTGAATTTGTACAAACATCTGGTGCATCTAGAAATAATAAGTTTGAATTAATTAAATTGGATCAATCATTGTTTGAACAAAATGACGATCAATTTTTAGCAGATAAACTTTTTATTAAGAGTTATTCTATTAACGGATTACCTAGATTAAGATTTGATTTATCTGCATACGGATCTACAGCTAACACATTAATAAAAGACCACTATTTTAATTTAAATATTAAAGCTCAAATAGGTAATGATAATTCTACCAATT